AGAGTTATTGTGTTCGCAGGTTTGCCTATTTTTTTTGCTACCACCAATCCTTCTTCAAACTTCGTGCTTGATGTTAATGGGGTGTGCCTAATAATATAATGAGATAAATCTAGGTTAGACACAGGTGTCCAATTAAGGTGAACGATATCTCCGACCACATTACTAGAAAAATTAGTTACGTCATCAGGTGGTGCTGTCTTACCAATAACTTCATGAGTTGTTGTTGTGAATTCAGAATGAACATTAAAAGCGTTTATTGATCTGGCTCTTACATTATATATTGCGCCATCTTCAGCATTAACCAACTCAAAAACATTATGTTTACTTCTACCTAAAGTTATAAAATCACTTCCTGCATCATTTGTATTTTGTGCTTCGACCTCAAACTCATTTGTTGTTCCCTGACTGCTAGAGCAGGTCACTTTCATTACTGTTATTGGAGTTTCAGCATAAAGTCTTAATTCATCAGCTATGGAAACAGAAGGCGCTGTCACATCTTGAGATGATGGAAGGGTTGTGTTATCTAATAAAAACGCAGTCTCCTCTGCATCCCAATCATAGACAGATGACGATGTTTCTTTTAGAACAACCTCAATACCGATCTCTTCTGATTCACCAATAAACGTCCAGTCAGCCACTTCAAATATTTTGTTTGAAAAACCAAACCTTGAGTTATTTATCTGAACAGTATCGCCAACTTGCAGAGTAAATGCTGTCAATCTTAATCTCGCTGATAATATCATTTGTTGTCTATTCTTAAACAAGGTGATTTTAGCGATCCTCTGAGCCATTGCGCTTGATTTTGTAAATGCTAAATTCACGTCAGCAGTTATTGTTTCACCATCTGCATCAGAAAATGTTGTGCTTGTAACAGGAGGATAATCTGTAGGTTGCCAATTTGTCTCGTTAGAAGTGAAAATACCTTTAACAGTGTTAAATAATTCTTTCCTTGATGTTTTAGTTAATAAATTAAATCCACCAATAAAATCATCTTCTCCTAAAGTGATTGTTGGTGACACGTATGCACCACCTCTTATTGAGAACTTTCCATTAGTGTAATTGAGCACTCCAACACATGAAGACAGTAAATCTTCAATAATCTCCATAGGAGCTATATCGCTGTAGACTATTCCATGAGCCTCATATCTGTTTTCTGTTCCACCACCAGATAAAGTAATATCTTGATCACAAATATTCGCAATCGAGGTGAAAGATGTTGTGTCGATATTTGATGTGCTAACACCTAAACCTATTTTGGTATCAGTCAAATAATCATAAATTGCTAGTGCAGGATTGCTAGAAAATGCAGTAGATCCATCTCTAAAATCGTAAAGTTTTTTCCCTTTTATTTCAGCACTGACGTTAGGAATACCATTTGGAAATGCATCTGCATCATAGTCTAATGTTAAATAAAGATATGCGATCCCTCTTAATCTGTGATCGGTTGTCCATTTAGAAACATCTGAAACCAAGTCTTGATCTGCAACTTGATCATCACCACCTAGATGTTGTTTTATTCTGACCTTGTATGCTTGACCTGTGTTGACGTTAGAGGTTCCTCCATATTTACTAGGAGCTGTGACTTTATATCTTGCTATTCCATTCGAGTCATTTCCTGTGCTTGATAATGTTAAGGCTTCATCATTGAAATATATTGTCTCAAAAGATTGAATTTCGTGTGATGCAATTTGTATAACTAAATGTAATGTTTTGTTATTGTTAGTAGTGTCCATAAAAATCATTGATCCTGATTTTTTTGATTCTCCATATACAATTTCTCTTGATGTTATCGGTTGTTTGGACATGACCGATCTGTTTGTCGCTTGAGTATCGTATGCTGACTGTTGAGTTGATGAGTTTGGTATTTTTGGCTTTGGAGATAAAAGACCTCCTACGACCATAACAGCAACTCCTGTTAAGAAATTACCTGTACTGAATCCAGATACTGCACTCGATAATGCACCACCCACAGCACTTGCGACTGATCCGATGGCACTTCCTATACTTTTGACTATCCCACCCATTATTTACCCCAGTGGTTTTTAGTTTGGAATGTGCGCCTTGCAAAAATCTCGCTGTTCTTAATTCTTAAATAATTCATATCTTTTCTGTTACCTATCATAATCAAAGCCATTTTTTTTATATCTTTGGCTATTCTAACAGTATTTTTTGATGCAACTAAATCATGAACCCAAAAATTTTCACCTGATTTCCATTGATCTGGACTTATGATGCCTGATTTAACGAATTTAGCTTGTGTAAGATCGTTTAAAAAACACCAATTACAAAAACCAATTATATCGTTTCCATCACGATATATTCTGTACTGACCATGAACGAATGATGGATATATATGAAAATATAACTCACTCTCTGTATTATATGAATATTGATGAAATTGTTTATAAAAATTTATAACTTCATATATTCTTGCGTTAGTTCGTTCCACCACCCCAGATCAACTCCTTGTCTTGTAAATCATCTACAAACTCCAACCCTTTATCCCCTGCAAATAAGTTTTTTTGATCTTGGTCTGTGTATCTTCTGTTTCTCGGTCTTTCCAACATAATAAGTTTATTTTCAACTGTTACAGTGATTGTTGCCGATTCCCCTGTCTCAGACACCTGAATCGTGTCCAATGATCCCTCGAATAATTGATATGGAGTGTCTACAACAACAGTTTCATTATTTGTAGTCGTCAAAACCCCAAAATAAAGTTTTACAAGACCTCCCTCTGAATCTTGAGAGATTGATGAGCTGAGTATAGATGAATCAAGACCAGATAGAGATATTTTCACACCTGATGCCCTAATATCTGCAGTTTCATTTATATTGCTGATTGACAACAAGTTACCTGATCCTATAAAAATATTGCTGTCGAATGTCAAATCACCAAGACCTGTCCATAATCTTAGTGTTGAATCTTTGAAGCCCACAGATATTGCGTAAAATGGACGTATTAAATCAGAAGACAGCTGTGAATTGAAATCTGTTCCGATTGATCTGGACATCTAGTCCTTCTTGACTGATTTTTTTCTTTTAACTTTTGGCGCTGTAGCTTTTTTTTCAGCCTTTTTCGTTTCTTTTGGCGCTACTGTTTTACATTCCATCGCCAAGCCTGATGCAACTAAATTGTTTGCGAGATCAATTTGCCACTGCTTATCGCACTCTATAATTTCATCTTGTTTGTAAACTTTAGTAGCATTACCGCTTTCATTACAACTAGCTACTGTATCTTTAATCATTTTAATATTCATTTGTTAACCTCTAATTCATACATTTTTTCTACCACTTCTTCCCAAGCGATAGGCTCTGATTCCCATTCGATTCCACCATATAAAAAGTCAATACGACTCTCTAATGATCCTTTAACACGAAACTTCGCTTTTGGATCAATCTTGTAGATAGCTTTTATAATCGCTATCTCTTTTTCCGAGTATGGTGTGCTGTTACACATATTCACCTCTGGTGAGGGCAGGGACAATGAGCAAACCCTACCCTCGTTTGTCTAGATAACTAGACTAATTAAGCATCCTCAGAATCAACTGGATTGCCCTTTATAACAACGACACCCATTGGTGTGCCATTAGAATGAGTTCCTGTTGCATCGATTTTGCATCGGATATAACGCTTACCGCCTATGTACCCGATTTGGCTAATCTGCGGAGTCTCACCATTAGCATCTAATGTTAAGAAAATACCGCTTGAATCAACACTTCCCTCAGTAACACTTGTAGAAGATGTCACTGCAGAATAAGTAGAATCATCATCAGAATCTTCTAAGATGAAGTCAAACTTAACAGATGAAGATAAAGTATCTCCCTCTGCTCCTGTGTTGACAACTACCATAGCTGATTCAAAGCCCTGTAAGTCTACACCTGTGCCATTAGCATCAGCAGTAACGACTGCTGGTACTTGAGTAGCAACTGCGACTGTTCTATTTGAAATATCTCTAGCCATAATTACCTCCCTTATGCACTAATGTTTTGAAGTCTTATTGCTTCAGGTAGAACTACTGTTCCACCAACCCTTCTACGAGCAACATATCTGATGTTACCTGATGTAGCTTGTGAGTATGGATCTCTCATAATTGAAAGATTAACTCTGTCCACGATTGTGTACGCTTTAGAGAAGTCTCCGAAAGCGATCGGTTTAGCACTACCACCTATATCAGGCATATCAGTAGCTAATGTGTATGGATGACCTGCAATTGTAGAAGGCGCTCCATTCACAAGGTTTAAACCGACGTGGAATATTTTTTGACCTTCGCCATCTTCTAATTGTAAAAGTTTAGCGAATGTTGTTCTGTTCATCACGAAACGTGCATTGCCGAGATAATCAGATTTGATTGCATACACTAAATCTAATATACCATTGGCAGTCAGAGCGCTTCCAGATCCTGAGTTAGTAGATCCAACTCCTGCAGTGCTATCGGTAAAGCCTAAAGGTTTTCCAACACCATTACCTGAAACAAAAGAAGTACCTTCAAGTTTTGCAAATTGCTCTGCAAATTCAGTACCCATTTCAGACTCTAAGTTAAATGCAGAATCTTCAAGCATAGCTTGTGAGATATCAACTAAACCATACATTTCATGAGCGTCAATAGACATCATGCCTGTTGTGTATCCAGTTGTTTCTGATCTGGTTCCTGTTTCTGCAACAAATGATGCAGAGAACTGACCAGTTCTTTTTGGTATCTCGATTCCTCTCTTATCAGTTGTTCTTATTCTAGCAATTGAACGGATAGGAGATATTTCTGTAACAGTTTTAATAAGATCTGCTACGTACTCAGTAGGCGCATAAAATCCACCAAGAGTGTCATCTGACTCATAAAGAGCCTTTTTCTCTTCGGGATCTACTTCACCTTTTCTTAGCCATTTATCAAACACTTGTTTTTGGTAATCTACTTCTTTAGATCCACCTGCTTCTGGTCTGTTAATAACTGCTTCTAATTTTTCTATTTTTGCTGTTGCTTCTTCGAGGTTTTTTTGTTGAATTTCGATAGACTGTCTAGTTTCACATAAACTAGCAACATCTTCTGACATTTTATCAACTTTTTCCTGAAGGATAGGATCAGCATGACCTTTGCTTTCGATCTCTTTCAGTCTTTTATCATTTTCAGATTTAAACTCTTCAAATGTAGATCCAAGACTGTCTAAGACTTCTTTCACTTCTTCTGACATTTTTTGTCCTCTATTTAAGTATGTTAATTAAATGCTTAATACTATCGACAACATCACATTGCTCTTTATTAAAAGATTTATGCAGTATACTCGCACTGTGTTTTGCAACAGAATTAGACATGCCTGCGTCACACAGGTAAGTTTCTAGTTCTCTCACGTCCATTTCAGCTAATTTCACCTTAGTAATTTTAGCTTTTGGATTCATTGGAAAGGTGACCATAGATATTTCCATGAGATCAACCTCTTTGATTACACGCCTTTTGTTTTTATCATCGTATTTATATCCATCTGGCGCTAAACGATAACCGATTGACATAGAATCTAATGCACCCATTTTCATGAGCTCATATACTTCTCTGCCTTTTTGTGTCCCCATTGCAAGGCGACCTTTTATTTTTAAACCTTTGCTATCTTCTTCTATGGCATCAATCACACCAATCGGCTCATCAGTTTTGTGTTGATATAATAATTTTATTTGATTGGGTTTCTTTTCAGCGATCGTTCTTGTGAATGATCCCTTCCTGATAACATCGTTTCCTAAATCTTTATTGTTGAAAACACTACCATATCCCTCGAATGATCCATCTTCATCTGTATCTATGCGTTTAAATTCGCACGACAGATCCAAAGTGTTTGTGTCCATTAATTCCTCTTTGTTAATTGTTTCAATTGCCATAATAAAAATAACCTGTCAATAATTATTCGTATTCTAACAATAAAAGATGTGTTAATACAATATCAATCAACGATATCATCTGAATCATAATATAAAACAAAACACCTGCAATTGATCACATTACTTGCACCTCCTTTTGCATCACCCGGATAAGCCATTGGTTTTTCTATTATTCCTCCACCTTTGACAGGTGTTTGCACAGTAAAATCTTTATCAACGTCGACTCTTTTGCCACTCATAGTGCTGTGCCATGATCGAGTTCTCTCATCTAAAGCGCTCGCCCACTCCTTGATCGGTTTCTTAAGCCCCATTCTTTTTGCAACTTCTAAACTGCCAAAGTTCATGGCTTGATGTGATTCTGTTCTTGCAATTAGAGTTGATCTGGTTGGTTTAAATGCTGTCGATTTGCGAATATTACTTGCAATAGTTCCTATCTCTAAACCTGCTTCAATACCTAACTCTATTTCTTTTTTGATATATTTTCGTGTGGTCTCTGTGATATCTCCTACATTATTGGCAGTAAATTGGCTTATGTATGCGCTTACAATCGGATCAATCTCCTCATTTTGTTTTACCATTCTCGTTCTTTTAAGTCTTATATCGATATCTTCTATTATTTTCGTTGATGATTTTATCAGTATATTTAAAAGATCATTATAAAAATCTGCATAATAATTGTCCGATATCTTTAAATCTTTTAAGAATTCTCTCGATGCCCTATTTGAATATTTTTTAAATAATTCTCTGATCTGGATTCGTACGG